TGGGGTCTATCAGATCCCAGTCCAGATCTCCTTCTACTGCCTTCATAAACTTATCAGATACTACTACCCCATGGTGTAGGTTTAAATTCTTTCTGTTGATATCTCCACCACTTGGCTTTCTCATCTCCATAAACTCTATAATCTCTGGGTGTGATATGTCCATGTAACTAGCATATGATCCACGTCTTGTAGATCCTTGGTTAAATGCAACCATTTGTGAGTCCACTACGTGCATAAAAGGAATGACCCCTGTGGTTTTATTACCTTTACTAGTAGACTGTCCCTGTGAGCGAATATGGCCCCAATAACCCCCTATTCCGCCCCCCATACTAGATAACCAGATGTTCTCAGTATAGTGTTCAGCCAGTCCTGTTCTGCTGTCGGGTACGTAGTTTAAGAAACATGATATAGGTAAGCCCCTGTCCGTGCCACCGTTGGATAGCAAAGGAGAAGCAAACATAAACCAAAGATTAGATACATACTTGTATAGTCTCTCGGCATGTGCCTTGTTATCTGCGAAAGCCATGCAGGCTCTGGCAAATGATTCCTGTGGGCTGATCTCTTCTGGTAGCATGTACCTGTCACGCAAGATATCCACAGCATTCTTGGGCAACATGTCGTCTTTAGTTATATCAATGTCTAGTTTCATAGTTCCTCTTTCTTAACACACAAAGTGCGCAGTATAACATTTTTTGTTTAACGAAGCAATTACTTTTTTGGAAAAATTAAACTGCCTTCTAATTTAATATATCCAGAATCCTGCATGGCTTTGATGGTTTGATCTAACTCGCCTGGGTTCTGTATCTTACGTAGCAGTTCTCTCTTGAAGAAGCGTAACTGCATATGATTCTTGCCGCTAGTAGAAAGTGTGGCATCTAGCCACACCTTCATATCATGAGCAATCCTTCCTGTCTTTGCCATACCAAAACCTTCCAAAGCTTTGGGCATGTTCTGTTCCATTTCAAACATGATCTCTTTTGTAACTGTCCAGTCATCTTTAGATATCTTACGAGAAGAAGATCGTGAAGCTGACACAGACATGGCAACTTTTAAAAAGTGAGACACACGTCTTTGACAATACTCTGACAAGTGTGGGTCGGTAGGCTCTGGTTGTATACCGTCAAAGATATCTGTGTTAGCTATCTCGAATGCATCTCTTTCAAATTCCATAGGACCATACATCTTTGCCACACTACTCAAATCATTTCTTAAATCATTTATAGTATGTTCACTAATAACTTTTTGTCTCAAGTCTTGTGGTATCTTTTCGCCTTCATAGAACACAGGTATAATTCTTGATAACAAACCTTGTGACTTCGCATCTTCTGGTAAGTTATCTACAAATTGTGTAGGCGTAGCACACGCAATCCAATTCAAACAAGGACCTTGTATGATATACTCTCCAGCTGTTTTTGTTTTGTGACTGTAAGAATCTTTTGCATCCCACATGTCTGTTAAAAACATTTGTAAGTATCTTTCATTACGACCCATGAATGTACCAAACTCAGATGTAACTAAAGTTAGTGATGAGTCATAGAACTCTGGGTTCTCTTCAGTACACAATCTTAAATCAAGACGTGTAACTTTTGTCATATCAACTGCAAGTTTCTCTGGTGTAATCCTATCTTGTATAGTATACAATGGATACTTACGCAGTCCGTACTCATCAAGACCTGTGTTAAAATTGTGGTCATCTTCCGTAGCACCGACAGGAGAAGTAAGTCTGCTAAATACTTTTGAAAATGGTAGTATCAAACTAACAGATTTGTTTCTGCCTGGCGATGCTATTAATATAACGAAAAGATTAGAACCGATATTATAGTTCGGCATAGGAAACCAAACTCGTCTACCCATAGCACCAGAGATAGCAGACAAAGCTGTCCACTTAGCAAATGGTTTGGGTATCGGACTATCTTTTACTGCATCAACAGAAGCCTGTATAAAATCTTTGAATCTTCTTGCCATTACTTTTCATTCTGCGTTGTAATATTTTGAGCAGGAATCTTCACCATCTTTATAATTTTAGCTTCTGTTTCTATCCATACGTTCTTGTCTTCATCTTGCATTACAACAGACGGCCCTTGTATTTCGGCACCATTACATGTAGTTGTAGCATTTGGTTCTTTAACTATAATCTTTCCATCTTCTACGTATATCTTTTTTATATCGTCCATGTTTCCATATCCTTCCAATTATCTCCCACCTCTACGGAAGAAGGTATTAACATTGTGCGCCCATTGACCTCCAATGGATTGTGCATCTTCTCTAAAACTTTAGGCATGAGATCATCTAGTTTATCTTTATCACACTGCCCAAGTATTGCATCATGTACTTGACCCAACACTTCAACGCCTTCAGTTTCCAATTCTTTCCATACTCTCCACAAACCTAAGTTAAGTAAGTCACCTATCGTAGACTGTGGTACAAAAGCTATCGCCGCTCGTAAAGTAGAAGCATCTTTGAGTCTATCCCAGAAATGTCTGCGTCTACCCATCGGAGTAACGAGGCTACCTTTGGCGATGAGTTCTTGTTGTATGGTGTTATGCCATACACGTATCCCAGGAAATGCCCCCTTGATCTTTAAGGTATCCTTCGATATCTTTTCTCCTTTGTCAAGTAATTCTTTATATCCACCTTGCGGATCTTGTTTATGCCATCTCTCTAAACTGGTAGATGATATCACACCACCAAAATAAAGCAACTGGAATCTTGTAGCCTGCGACACTTTGATCTTTATTTGTCTAGCCAAAGAGTGAGGCGACACACCATAGTTAGTTCCATGTCCTGCACGTTTGCATATGTCACGGTAACTGTGATGTAAATAATATTTCATATCAGCTAATGCTCTGTCTTGCTTTGGATCACCAGACCAACCCATGTTTGGCCATACCATTTTAACAACTTCGGTATGCAAATCTGTACTTTCACATACATCTATATAGTTTTGATCCGCAGCCAAGTATGCAACGGCACGAGACTCTGCTTGTTCTAAATCTGCATAGAACATTTTCTTATTAGTGTCGGGTATAAATACTTCACGTAAATCTTTTGTTATGTTTTGTAAGTTTGTACCAGTACGCCATGGTGATTCTCTTGAAGACCATCTACCTGTCTCTGTACCTGCCACATTGTATGAACATCTAATCCTACCATCCGTGTCACGCTTGGAGCTAAGAACTGCAAGGTTCTTATCTATGTCACGCAACGCCAGGATAGTTCTACAAAAAGGTCTTGATCTTGGATAAGATTCTGATAGTGATTCCAATGCATCACGATCTGTAGATATCTTTTGTTTACCCTTCTTGTATGAAACAACTGGTGGTAAGTTTAAATCTTCATATAATAACTTCTTAAGTTGCACAGGACTATTGTGATTTAAATCTTTGCCAGACACAGCTTGAGAATACAAGTGCAACATTCTCTCCAGCTTTAATCTCTTTTCTTTTAAAGGTTTTCTAATTGCTTTTACTTTATCTTCATCTACCTTTAAACCACGCATAGTCATAGCCATGGCTGGCTTTAAACTTTGTATTTCAAAACCATAAGTGCGTCTAGTTGTTTCATCAAATTCTTTTTCTATCTTTTCCCAAATCTCTTGTGTAAGTGTGCAATCCAGTGCGCAGTAGATCCAATTAATCTGATCATCATCGTATGGTGACAAGTCTAAATTGTTATTACTTACTTTGATCATCGACTACTTCTCCTGCAATGGCTGAGTATCCTACCATATCTACGTAGGTATCTTTGGTTGGGTTTGGTGATTTAGTTCTTGCTACTTTTAATAACAACATCATGATAGCTACATCGTGTGCCGTAATAGTTGGCCCAAGATATGCTGTCCACAGCTTTGCTATGTTATCGTGATTCTCTTTTTTGTTTCCGTATTCTTTCTCTCTTGGCCCCTTCAATATCTTTAAGGCTTCTTTCAAGTTTTCGTCTATACTTAGTACCATAAAATTTCTCCATCAGTTTATATATTTCTTTACGAGTTGTGACTTCATCTAAGTCTGCCAGATCACAGATAGCGTTGAAGTTACTGCCCTCGTTCTTCTCATTTAACCACTCCCATGCGGATAGATGAGCCTTCTTATCTTCTTTTCCCTTACCTTCGTAAACTAAATCTTGTAGGACTTGATCCAGTACAGCACGCCACATGCGTACAATACTTATCTCTTCTCCCCACTTCTCGTCTACATCTTTTGCAGAGAAGTAATTTGGTCGCTTCATTATTCATCGGCTTTCGTGCTGTGAGAAAACTTGGCTAGAGTTTTCCATGCACCCTCGTTAGTGTATATGGAGCCTAAGAAGCCTAAACCTTTTTCCATTTCTGGTTGCAAAGAATGTTGTGCATGCATCGTGTCATGCACTATACCTTTAACATTTATATTCTTTTTATATGTTAACCAAGACACATCATAAGATTGATTTTGTGCTACCTTTGTAATTCGTTCATCTTCTAATAATTCTTTAACCCAATCCCACGCTTTTGTTTCATCATCTTTATTCCAGTACCCATATGTAAATGGTACGACAATGGCATGGGTTGAAGAGGGGGCAAACCCAATACAAGTTATCTGCCCACCAGCTGTTTCTATATCGAATGCCAAAGGATGTTTCGTGTTATCTCTTCTAATGAAGTCTTGTTTAAATGTATCTAGATCTTTTATACTCGGGCTAATCCAGAGTTCTCTTTCTATATTTACTATGTCTTTTGTATCTGCTTCTCGCAATGCTTTCTTAAAGTCTGAGTAGACAATAGATCTCAATGCGTAGTTCTTTGAGACACTCGACAGGGCATACGATGGAACTATTTTTATTTCATCATTGATGTGTGAGGTGTTAGAGGAGATGAGCGCCCCTCTATAAGTTCCAATTTTGTCATACCCTGTGAATGCCCACAATGACATCGCACCCAGTGCTATAATAACATTAGGTTTAACCTCATTGATTTCTTTGTACAGCCTCTCCAGATGTGGTTGCGTCTCCTGTTTCAGAAACCCTAACGTTGAGGACGGATAGGGTGATCGCCAATCTGTATCTTTGCACAAAGCCTTGTATTCACTTCGCTTGTGAAAAAAGTTTTGTAAGTTCTCCTGTGCTGGTCGTCTTTGAAAGACGTGGGTGAGCATGCATTCTTCCAGCTGTATCCCTGCTAGTTTACATACCTTACCGAGTAGATAATCGCCTGCAAGTATCTTATTTAAACGAACCTCATTGACTGTTGGGTAATCCATGACGATTGCAATCTTTGCACCATCTACAATCTGCGAAGCTATGTTTTTATGTACTGCATACTCACCCATAATATTACGCCGCCTTATTAATTATTCTTTTAATAGAAGCTTGTAATATGTCTTTGTTACGGCCCACCATCTCGTGCTTTACAACACCAGAGAATGTTTGACCGATGCTTTGCTCTAGCATTTCGCCAAAGTTAGCACCACTCATATCGAGTGTTT